GTAGTCAAATATGTTAAAGACGGAATTCCTCAAGAAGTTTCTCAAATTAATAAAAAGCCAATAGAAAAATTTGGACCTTCAAAAAAGAATGCTCTTAAGGCTGGTAAGATTAATACTGGACTTAAAGAGCCAAAAATGTCTGAACATCTGACAGAAACTCTCAAGACTGAACCTTATGGTAAGTCTGAGGGACTGGTGACTAAGATGACAGATGCTGAGAAAACTGCTGATAACGCTAAGTTTGCAAGAACTCAGGTTGAAGAAGATACCTATAAACTTATGGATGACTTCTTTACCCGAGAAGGTGCTCTTAAAGGTAAAGGTGGTGACACTGGTACATCTTTCAAAGACGTTTTCACTGGTAAGTTCAACAAGGATAAGATCCAAAGACTTGGACAGATTGTTGAATCCAAGGGTGATGAAAAAGTCAAAGCTGGGTGGCGGGCAGCTTACATGAAAGTGTTTATGGATGAGGTTTTACCTGAAGCTGGTGTAAATATCCCCAGTAATCCAGAACTACTAGAAGTAGGTAAGTTGGTGTTTAAAGACCAGCCAGAAGTCATAGGAACTTTAGAGTCTCTTATCGACCCTGCTGTTCGTAACACTAGAGATGCAAGAGCACGGCCTAAAGGCAGTTCTATTGGTGATGCTCTAGCTGGAGCTAAGCGAGATGTTGGTTCATTTACGAAGACTGTCTATGGCCCTTTAAGCAGACCAGGAACTATTTTTAATACCTGGATGGGTAGGCTCTTAGACGTAGCTGATCCTAAGTCTGTAAGAGCACATTTTAGAGACAGTATTATGGCTGACCCTAAAGTATTTGCACAGGCTTTGAAAGATTACCAGAGTGCTAAAGAACCTTCTCGTAAGATGAGGATTGCTTTTAACTATCTGGTGCGTGCTGGTATAGTCAACGAAGAAGACTGGGATGATTACTCTTCATCTCAACTAAACGATGGTGACAAGAAACGTCAACCTTTAGAAATAACGGTTACTCCTAAAAAGTAAACGATAAATAAAAGAAAAGCCCCCTAGATTCCAATCCTCAAAAAGGAAAGGTCTCTAGGGGGCTTTTTGCGTTTAGGCTACTGCTTGTTTAAAATCTTCCCAAGAATTGTATTGAATAACTCCTGGAGTGTGCATAAATACATTCTCTTCTGGTCCAATAAATATACACTGCTTACCAAGTGCCAAGGCATAACCAAACTCTACAAACCGACCACCGCCTGATTGTAGAGAACCTCTTTCATGAGTAAAGAGAACAAGAGCATCTGCTTTTCGAATATCTTCTAGATCAAGTTCTGCAATCGCTTCTCGACTAAGACCATCCTCGCCCCCATATACCCAACGGGCTGTACATTCCCAACCCTTAGGGAGATCATAAGATCGCTGTTCAACCTGTTCACGTTCACCAAACTTGGCTGCTAGATAAACTTTCATACTTTTTCCTTTTCCCATTCATGCATCCATCCTTGGATATTAAAGAATATTGCCGGAGCAACTTTAGCTGCTGCTTCCCGTCCTTCAGTTTCTAGTAACATATGGAACTCCATTACATGACGGATCAGAGAGTCCTCATAAGCATCAAGAGGGATACCTTTCTTCCAGTTGTCTGGATCACGAATACTCCCATCAGCTTGAATCCTATGGGACTCCATATACTCTCCAAAAGCCTTTAGAGCCAATGGAGACAGGAATCCTTTGTAATGAATCTTTCCTTGATCAGTATCTCTTGTAGCACCTGTTTCAAATTCTCTCAAACATCTAACTCCCCTTGGTTTGTATTAGTAATTACTGAACAACGCCATTGAGCACCTATTAGAGTAATCTCTCCTTTCAGATCATCGTAAGCAATTTCATAATCGTACAAGACTTTCTCAAGCCATGTGATTGCTGCGTCTAGAGAATTAAAGGATTCTACTTCAACTTGTCTCATGTTATACCTTTCAGGTTAAGTCTACGATTTCACAACCATCAGAGCTACAGGCTAAGGTCTGCATCCCTGAAGTGTTATCTTCCTGTTCATAGTAGCTAAGATCTTCCCAACGGATTTCTTTAGGCATCTTAGCTAGATGTTCTTCGTATTGCTGTTGAGTACACTCTTGGTAAGGAGCCTGTCGATAAGTGTGGTCAGAATATGGAAGGAAAGAGACTCCTGAGATAATATCGAAGTTCTTATAAACCCATCCTCCGACCTCTGGCCATTCATGTTCGCGTACTGAGACTGTGATACTTGGTTTATGTTCACACCATTCCTCTTGAATATACTTCCAGTACTCCAGCTGTTCGATAGCACTCCAATCTTTTCTTAGGACACTTCCTTCTGGAGACTTGATCGGGAAATAGAAGATTGTAGTACTCTGAGGTTTAGTCACGTCTGGTTCATGTGGTATCCCTGCTTCTTTCATAAACTGTGTTAACGGATCTTTATTATCTGCACGTACAGAACGAATATAATACTCAGAATGCCTACCATGTAGACCACTAGCGGCATCAACCAGTTGGGATACTGTACCACTAGGCTTGACACAAGTGATAGCAGCACTGATAGGAATCCCAAGAGCCCCAGCAATTTCAGCGTTTGTATCCACAGCCGTCTGCTTGAGTTTTGACAAGTCGATTTGTCTGTTAGCAAAATCTCTGTTATCCAATTGTCCAGTGAGAGAAACACCTAGAAGCCTTTCTTCTGCTGTATTCTGTTGCCATACCCTTCTAAGATAAGGAAAGTTGGTTAAAGTCGATTGAAAAGTTCCAATGATAGTTGCGAGTCTGACTTTTCTGGATAAACTTTCTTGAGTGTCTCCAGCTCTGACAACCACTTCCGATAAATTACAAAATTGGTAAGGTCTAAGGATGATTTCACTGCAGGGGTTAGTTCCAAAGTCAATATCAGCCTTCCTTCTTTCGTTCTTTCTAGCTTGGTTTTGTGAGGCAACTCGATTAAATATTCCTCTCTCTCCACTTTTAGACTCATATAAACTGGCCCACTCATTCAGATATGCTCCTACATCTGGTTTCTCAGTATAACAGATAGAGTTATTGCTTAAGGCTCTCTGAGGTTCATTCTCCCACCAATTACCCATCTTAGCTTTACGCATCCTATCATCAGACAAATTGCTAAGAGAAATCATTGCACTACGACGAACCCCTCCGACAACGACGATCTCTCCAATCTTACAGAGTATATCATGACACTCGATGGAGTTGAGTTTACGGCCAGCAGCAGCCTTAAATTTATTGACAACGAATTTGAAAAGATCTTCCAAAGGTCCAGGACCAGACGCTCTCCCTCCGAATGTTTTAAGTCTAGTACCTGCTGGACGGATACGAGATAAATCCCACTTTGGAGACTCACCAGAGTAGAGTAATGAGACTAGCTGTCGTAAAGCCTTAGCCCAACCTTCTTTAGAATCTTTGACAACAACAATCGTATCGCTGTCGAATATAAGGTCTGGGATTTCTGGAAGTTTCTGGATGTACTGTCGTTCAACACTAAAGCCTACTCCTGTTCCACAAAGGAGAATGAACATTGCTTCATCAAACGATTTAGGATCGTCAATAGGTAGATAAGAGCAGTTATAAGTACAGGTGTTATCTCGTTCAGCTGCTACTCCTGCAGTCATCAACGTTCGCATACTAGGCATTACTTCCAGAGAATGGATAGCAGTCCAGAGTTCGTTATAAAGTTCTACACCTCCGTAGCCCTGCGGGTTAGCCTTCTGCCAAATAAAGTCCATATACCGTGTGACTGTTTCGTTCCAAGTCTCTCGTCGCTTCTGATCATCTAGCCAACGAGAGTACCTGCTGATGTACACAAAATATTGATAGTTGTCTATGACTGATCTCCTTATAGCTCACCTAGAGGAATCTTGTCCTCATCAAAATAGAATATCAGATCTGAGTATCCACCGATGAGTGTATCACCAATGAAGATCTGAGGGACTGTCTTTAGCTTCTTAGCGAATAGGAACTCTAGGACTCCTGGTTCGTAGATGTCGATATAAGTGTATTCTTTGTTAGTAGCCTTTAGGTATTGTACTGCTTCCTTGCACCATACGCAATCGTCTTTTCCGTATACCCATAATACTTTATTACTCATTTGCTTTCCCTTAAACTGTAAAATATTTGTCAAGATTAGGCTCCTTGTACATGGGACCATGTGTATCCAATGTGAATATTACGAATCGTTGTTTTTGATACTCCGTATTCTTTTGCTAACTTTCTGAATAATCCGGGTTTTGCTCGTTGTTTAATTTCGACTACTTGTTCGTTAGTTAATGTAGTAAAATGATGATCAGATCCTTTAGGAAATTTCCTAACACCTTGTCGGCTTTTAATATACATATCTTTAAGATTTTCAGACTGTGTTGAAATTTTAAGATGTTTAGGATTTACACACGCTCGATTATCACATGTATGCATAACAATCATACCTTCTGGTATTGGTTTCATTATGTATCTATGAGCACGAACATGTTTTTGCACTTCAGGGTCATAAACTAATCCATATCCATTTTCATGCATTTTACCTTGCCATAAAATACAATCAGTCAAAGTATTTATCCAAATTGGGTTCTTTATATTGATTGCTTTTTAAGATCTTACCATCTTCACGCTTAATCGGTTTACCATCATCTCCTAGTTTACTCATATTGCTACGATGAACTTCTTCGAATACTTCTTCCAGAGGAAGCCCAAAGGTTACTGCTGTTCCGTATACAACGTACAGAAGATCTGCTAACTCTTTGGTTAATTTACGTTTGTCGATTGGAACAGGGCGGAAGTCATCATGAGGAAATAGTTCCTGATCTACTTCAAGAAACTCTTCTCGGATAAGTCTATGACGCAACATGACTGCATTAGGACTAAACGGTATATCAATATCTCCACCAAATTTATCGTGGAAGTCTCTGACCATTTCTTGTGGTGTTAGTTTTAAAGTAGGTTGTGGCATTAAAATAACTCCGGTTCTTCTTGTTTTAGAACTTCTCTAATTCTATTTGCTACTAGAACATGTTCTTTTTGCGTTCCATTCCCTTCTCTAAGATCCAGATAATGAATCCAAGTTCTTACTGGAGCTTTCATATACAATCTACTCATGGTTAATCCTTCAGGAAGAAAGACTCTAGCACACTCTTTGGCTCCACCCCTTTTAAGCCATTTCTGATAAAGATTATTAGATTCCTCTATGTGTATTTTACAATCCTGTTCAAATTCCTGTTTATCTTCTTCTGAAAAAGTATCTAATGAGGATTGTCTGTTTTTAGAATCCTGCTCTCTGATTTCTCGGATAGTAAAATTAGATACTTCTGCATAACGCTGTGAGAATTCTTGAAATCTAGCTGATGTATGTCTAAGAATCTGTCTTGAAATATCTCTTGGTGCTTGGATTTCTACAATAAAATCACACATTTCTAAAGGTGACCAGTGAGAATTTGCAATAAGATATTTTATCAGTCTTCCAGTTGACAGTCCTTCAAACTGTTTATCAGGATTACTGATCTTAGCCATGTAAGTTATAAATTCAGATACTGAAGTAACTCCCTCTATCAGAGGTGCTGTTTTCCCTATTAATTGGACTTTTATTTCCATACATGTCTCCATTCAAAAGAAAAGGGAGCCTTTCGACTCCCCTTTAGGTTACTTTACAGGCTTGACTTCTGCTGGAAGTGCTATCTTAAGGTATCCATTAATCTCCTTGATCGGAGTGAACATCCCAAGCCAACTCATGCCACGAGGACCACCAGTAACTGTACCAATGAGTTCGTAGTCACCTTTAGCGTTCTTATGAAAGAGTCCACCTCCAGAGTTACCAGGACCAATATCTGGGGATGATCGATAGAATTCCTGAGACTGTGAGATTGAAGAGAAAGCTGGGATTACTTCAATTCTACCAAATGTTCCTAGAGTCATGGTCTGTGATAGCCCTAGAGGGTAGCCTACGGCCACAACATCCTCTCCGAACTTAAGTGTCTTTTCTGTACCTTCTGGAGCTACTGTAGCCACCTTGTCGAATAGAGTATCGGTATCATCCAGCTTAATGATTGCCAGATCAGACTTATAAGAAGCACCTAGAACCTTTCCTTTGTATTCAATAGCAGAGACTTCTCGGTTTTCTTCGTCATAGTTCCTGACAGAAATACTCAGCCTTTCAAAAGGTTTATTAGCAATACAATGCTTAGCTGTTAGGACAAACGTACTGACATCTCCTGATTTCTCATCCCGAGAGCTACGGATAATAGTACCAGAACAACCAGAAGGAAGCTGGACACTAGGAGCTAGCATCTGGGATTCAATCTTAGGTAGTTCCTCAAGAGGGGCAGCATATGCAGGTGCAGACGGAGCACATGAAGCTAGTGCTAGAAAAACTAGGGCGATTAGCTTATTCATTAAGCAACTTCCTTGTTGTTGTTAAAGTTTTTGATAAACTCTTCTCGTTCATGAAGCTGGACTTCAAAAGAGGCCTTCTGTAGCAGCCACTGGATAGTAGGAAAGTTAGGTGAGTTACCGTTGATATGTAGCCTTTGATCCTTGTCTACTGATAGAACTAGAACCAGAGGGAACTTTCCCTTTAGTTCATCAAACAGTTCGTCTACGACTTGATAAGGGGACTTAGGGGCTGGTGCTAGCATTTCGTTAGGAATGACTTCTTTATGAATAATTTCAGTTGGCACAACTTCGTTGTTAATTGACAATATGTGTCTCCATTTCTACGTTGATCCTAATGGTTCGAGCACTAGGGTTTATTTCTAATTCTGAGATTGTTAAGTAGTCTCGTGGTGTTATCATGTCAGCCATAATAGCTTCTTTAGTCAATACATTTTCGAGAAATCCAAAAGTAATTACAATCTCATTAGCTTCAAGTTCACTAGAAATTTCTACTTTCGCCATTAGGTATCCTTAAACTTCTAAGAGGAAACGCTCTAGGGACTCTTCATCAATCTTACCTTGATCATAAAGGGCTATGATTGCTTCTGCTGGTGTAATATCCAGCTCTTCCAGGAAGGATTCTAGGTCGTAATCTTCTAACCATCCTTCTACTACTAGTCGAATTCCGTTATAAATATTTGCTGTTGGATCGAGATCTTCTACTTCTTCTTCTCCATCATCATTAAATGTGTATAGGGTGAGTGTCATTGTTCTTCCTCTGCTATGTTAATATCAATAGGCCGTAGCTTTACGCGTTTGTACTCTGGTTTCTTAGCTGGAACAATCTTTAGAGCAAATGCTCCTTTACGTTCTCCACGGTCAACATCATAGATGTCTTTAGACGCATAGCGTCGTACTCTAAGATCTTTCGCTATGTAGTTACGCCTACGATTATATCTTTTTTCTTTTTCTTCTGGGTCAGACATTTTCAAACTCTTTAGAGTTTTTGTGAACTTCGTTCATATATGGGTTTTAAGCTTTAGGACTTCTTCTATGTGGATTGGAGTATAATCAGTATGTTCAACGCAAACACATTTATACATCTCACTGGGAGAGCGTTGTTGATGTATGTGACCATGAACGTTATACTCAACTTTACGTAGCTGATCTTCTCGGAGAGGTATATGAGATAGGATCAGATTAAACTCCTTGAAGATTCTCCACATATCAATTTTATCAAAGTACGTATTAAGAACTGTGTCTTTACCCTTATCATGATTACCTAAAACTAGTCGCTTATGACCATTAAGTCTCATGAGGATATGTTTACAGTTCTGTTGAGATCCCATGTATACATCCCCAAGATGGTATACTTTATCTTGAGGTCGGATGACTTTATTCCAGTTCTCAATGATCTTTTCATCCATCTCATGGGTATTTCTAAATCCTGGACGGACTAATGTACCATCTGCTCTTGTAAAATTGAGTATATTAGTATGTCCAAAGTGAGTGTCTGATATTAAAAATATCTCAGCCATCGTTGTATTCCTTACGTTCCATACTCTTTCTTTAAAGCCTCAATAGAAACAAATTGTAGGTCATAGTTTCCGTTTTCTACTCCGCGTTTGATTACTACTCCCCTTGTCCAGAGTTTACAGATTTCTCCTGCCCATCCTGCATCGTAGTCCTGATAGACTCCCGCAACCAGACCATGTAATCTGCGTCCCGCAGCATCAGTCCTAACGGAATAATCAAAAGTATGGATATGACCGCAAGTACTTGACTGAAACTGCTTTGTGAGAAGAGAATAAGCAGCATGTTCCCCACTAACACCCCGGCCACTAACACCCGTAACAAAGAAATGGGCATAGTTAACACCATCAATGCAAGTCGATCCAGGAGTTTGTCCATTGTATCGAACAATTTCATCGTAATACCTTTCGAGTTCTAGATCTTTAAAGCTGATAGTACCATCTAGTTCTGAGTGTTGTTCAAGGACTCTAGACTGACGCTCCTCATGATTACCTTCTAAAAATACGGAATACGGCTTCTTTTTCTTTGCTCTACGGATTGGTTCCCACATTCTTTCAGAGAAATCAAGTCCTGCGTCAAGATCTTTTTTATAACTCTTTCCGTGAAAACTTGCTTTTCCTTTATCATAACTGCTAAGGGAACTAAAATCCCATTGATCTCCTAAATTAATCAAAACTGTAGGTTTTATATCAACTATAAGTTTTCCCAACCAGTCTGCACGTTCATTACCAAAATCGGGGTGTGCGTGAATATCGGGCACCACTAAATGGATTGCACTCAAAATTAAAAGCCTCCTTTTTCTAAATAGGCAGCGGCTTTTCTCAAAAGATCAGGAGTAAAATGTTTGCGAATTAAAGATGAATTACATTGAAAACATAATAGGCCGCGAATTTTTTCTGTTTCATGACAATGATCTACGGCCAATGCTCGACCTTCTTCTTGAGGTGTTTTATCACATAACGCACATCCACCTTTTTGATTTTCTAACATTATTTCATATTGATCTGGCGTCAAATTAAAAGTTCGTTTCAAATGATACTTTCGTCCGTAATCATTTGCTCGTTGTATTTGACGATAAGCGTTTATTTTTTCTGAATTATTGTAATAATAACTTATTGCATATTTAGCAGAACACTTTCGACACCAAGATCGTTTTCCATTTTTCATTCTTTGGCCGGGGGAATAATCTTCTAATTCTTTTTCTTCATTACATCTAGAACAAACTTTTGTTGTGATTACCCTTCCTCCTTTACATAATCAAGATTGTTGTGTACGTACTTCCATGCATTTGGAGAAAATATAGTAAACCCACCCTGATGATCAATATGTAAACAGGCCGAACCGTCAATCATAAAAGTGCTGAAGTCTAAGCGTTGTATTTTACCATAAATGTCAACATACGCATAGTATTTATCATCTTTGTTCATACATATCCTTTCAGTTTGTCCGATATAACGAACTCATGATCTGAGAACTTTCTTAATGTTTCTAGACTCTTGGCATAACGAAGGATTGTACTCTTGGGTAATGGAACACCTCTTTCTGTTACTGGAATACCGTAAGTCTCACCAGACAGTCCAATGTTCTTAGACGTGAGATCAGTAGGGATTACCTTGATTATCACTTTTTGACCCTCTTCCTTCGTTTCTTAGGTTTCTTCTTCGGTACTAACCAACCTCTTCGGGGTTGTTCAAGGTATTCAGCCGCTGATCTAAATAATTCTGAATTGCTGTGCCTACCAAGAAATCTGGAGTTACAAAAGTGACATAGTAAACCCCTGACTTCGAGTGTTTTGTGATCGTGATCGACGGAGAGATTTCTATCAAATTCAGTATGATGTCTCTTGCATATCCCACATCGCCCTTCTTGTCCTTCGAGAATAACATTGTAGTCATCTTGAGTAATCCCGTATAATCGTTTGATGTTGTACCAACGAGCTTTTTCTTTCTTGGCGTCAATAATCTCTTGTGTCAATAGCTGTATCTTTTTCTAAGTTCTTAATTCTTACTTCTAACTCCTTGATTGTTTGGAGTAATTGCCTGACAAAGACTTTAGGCTCTTGATAAAAGAGTTTAATTTGTAATTGGATAAGTTCTTCATTCGTCATCTATGACTTCTCCTTTAACCTCGAACACTTTAGGTTCTTTACCTTCTTTGATCGAAACAAAGTACTTAGGACCATTGGAGTAAATAAAGGTACGGATGTTGTCCCAGCAATGAAATTTTTCATCACAATAGCTGCACTCAGTCCCTAGGATAAGATTACCATTAGGTACGAATTGTTTATCCTTATAATACCCATCTGGTTTAGCTTCAAACGCTCTAGGAGGTAGATCTGGACCGTTGACTTCTTCGATCCTCTTAACTACTTCTTTCTCCCAATCTATGTCTGGCATTTTCTCATGGGTATCAAGATGTAGATGGCCGTGTTGTTTGTCCATGACCAGGAAGGAAGCTTTATCTTTATCAACAACAACGGGGTCGTCTTTGCTGCCTTCAAGATAAAGATTTAACTGAGGGATATACCCAAATTTATCAGTCTCTTGGGTGAGTCCCCTTTTAAAGTTATCAAAACTCCTAGTAGAGGCTGACTTTTTATCTATCAGATGTCCATCTACTACTGAATCTCTATGACCTTTGACACCACCTATTTCTAGGGTAGTCTGCCGGCCTTCGACTTTATGTCCTGATAGTTCAGAAAGAAAGATCAGGAGGGATTCAATCAGATGACCATAAAGAAATTTTAATTGGAGTGAGGGGTTCTTGACTTTAGGTGCTGGATCGTTCTTTTTGAGCCATAGCTTTCGTAAACATTTATCTCCTATGTTAGAAAATCTAAGAGAAAAATCCCGAGGGGGTTTATCGGGATCTAAGTTCTCAACAAGGATGTCTGAGACTTCTTTACCAAATCTCTCAGCTTGTTCCTTGCTGATCTTAACCCCCTCGGTTAAGACGTTATGGATGTCTGGAATCAGTGTTTTTATTGTCTTATTGATAACTCTTACCTTCCTTGTGCAGCGGGTTGGTTATAATAAAGTCTCCCCATATCAACCATATACGTCTCGGATGATGATGAAGGCTTGTTTTTCTTGACTTCTAGTAGTGGAGAAGCGAACCTCATCTTTGGGTATTTCTCTGACAGTTTATAGAATTTCTTCATGGCATCCGGAAGCTGTGAGAGATTATCAAGTTTGACTAGAGAAATAGTCCCTGACTTCTTATCTTTCAGAAATTGATCTGAGAAGATGACTTCCTCTCCGTTGTAATATCCTTGATCAATACCGTAATTAAACCTCTCGATCAGATCCTTACCAAAGTTCTCATTAGACTCAGTGTTAACGAATATAAGTTGGACCTTGATTGCCTTATGATACAGCCAGTTAGTAACCTTGAACTCGAATAGCTTGTACTCGTCCCTTGGTCGATTATCTCCGTCTGGTGTAAGTCCAATACCAGCTGCATCAATCTTGCTCAACAGAGATAACAGCTGGACACTATTACCACGATATGGGATAAAGACATCAATATCCTTCCATTCCTGACCGAACTCGTTATCTCTAACCATTCCTCCTGCGATTACTGCATGTTCGAATTGCTTGAACTTCTTTTTAAGATCTGAAAGTACTGATTGTCCGATAATATCAAACTTAGCCATTTTCTTACCTTTTGTTAAAATAAACCCTGCTTACCAACTTACAGGACAGCTCTTACGTGTCTGCGGTCCCGACTGTACGCTAGCTTGAAATAGCAGAGCTTTAAAGGTTTGCACCCCTTAAAGTTACTAACCTAGGTACTGCGCTAGTCCAGTAGTGATAGACCCTAGGTGGGATTCTTTACCACGGGGCTTTACCTTTAGGCTTCTTCTCTTCTTTCGGAGCTTCTACTACTTCAGCTTTAGCCTCTGGTTCAGCTTCCTGTTCATCTTCTACTGGAAGTTCCGGGTTGTATTCAATAAGATCAATGATTCTCACGGAATCAAGCTGTGATCCAATACCTTTCTTGGTTGGGAACATGTAAATAGAGACTTCAATCTCAGAACCATTGCCAAGAATAGGCTCAGGCCCTACTCGCTTATAGCCGTCTTTAACTTGAACATTAGTAACCGGATTGCCATCATTGTCTACGTATTCTGTCATGACAGTACGGTCTTTGTTATACACTTTGGGAGGTGTGAAGTATGTAGGTACACCCTTGAAGATCTTAAGAACCTTACGTGAGAACTGTACCATAGTCCCATCAGGATCTGGTTTACCAGTCACTACATCACGTAGTTCTTTCTGAATACCACTAGCCTTGAATGCTTTAAGTGATGGTGCATCTAGCTCTAGCCGTAAGTTCCACTGTGGGTCATAGGCATCATCAGTCTTGGAACCGATCCTTACCCAATAAGCCTTACCTGTAAACTTAATCCACTTGCCTTTGTAATCAGCCAATATTATTCTCCTGTTGTTAATCAATGAATAGATGAGTACCTAGTACCGAACTGGACTCCTACATCTAACTTTCGGTTAAGGTTAAGTACCTCGTTAGTCTTTTGAATAGCTTTATGAGCTATAGCTTCTAGCTGTTCTCGCTTCTCCTTCTTGTCTCTTAAGATCCATTCGTCATGGAACTGTCCGATCAAGTTCTTATTCTCTTCTAAGACGTAATACAAATACGTATCAAAACAGTACGATGCAGAACCTTGTACGAGTGTTGAGAACTGATCGTTTCTAGTTCGTAATGAATACCAGAATTTATTAATAGGATTTTGCTGCCATAAGCCTCCATCAATTTCTTTTACGACTAGCGTTTGAGCTACTTGCTTGATAGCTTTGTTTTTCTCCCAATAAATATCAAAAAGTTTCTTAGCCTCTTTAAGAGAGATACCGCATGTAATAGCTAATCTTGGTGGATAAGCGTTGTACTGACCGTTTGTGTTCGCTACAGGTCGCTAATCTGTAACCGCTTTCGCTGCTGTACATTCCTGCACAGACCAGACTATATCATCACTCTGTTGAGTGTTGTGCGCTTCGGATCGCTTGATCCTACTTCCTTACGGAATAGTCGTTGCACCTTCAAGGTAGTTTATTGCTCGTTTTAACCTGTCGATATTGTCTTTAAATAAACCTAACGCTCGGTTGCAATTATGACAAAGTAGTCCGCGAAAAGTTCCTTTTACATGGCAATGATCGACATTCAAGGGGCTATGAACATGTTCGTTCATTTTAAAACCCTATTCTTGACAAATAGCGCAAACCCATTCTTGCTTTTCTAATTGTAACTCAACATCAAATAAAGAAATATTATATTGATTACGATAGTAATTGTCAGCAAGTCCGCGATCTTTGCATCTGTCAGAGCAATATAAGTGACTAGGAGCTACAGGTTCATAATCATTTTCACAATATTTACAGGGCTTTTTATTAAATTTCCCCGGAATATGTGTTGATTTCATTTCTGATTGTTTCCAACCTGTAGATTTCTTTATCATTTTTACCTCGCTTGGCTCAGGATTGTCCTTTCTGGATGTTCCCTGAATTCACACAATTTTACATGCCCAATTTCAGGCATAATTTCCGTTTTTGAAGATGTCTCTAATAGGTTTGATGCTTTTATCAGTACCGTCTTTATAAGATTGAACTTGTGGTTCTGTTACTTTTTTAGCCAACAGAGCCAAGGACAGATGTGGGTCGTAGTCATCTGCATTCATTTCGTTTACGTAATCAGGATCAAACGGATAGATGAAATGCTGTTTAAGTCTGTCTTCCAGCCCTGACATATCACTACCACATAGTATCTCATCGTCCTCACAGATCAATGATCCACGTACTTCTTCTCCGTATTTTCTGTCAGCTTTAGGAAGATTAACAACTTCAGTATGCTTAAAGCGAAGGGTATTGCTTAGTCCTGCTATCTTGGCCTGTAAATATCCATTCCTATGGTTGACTAAGAAACCGTTAAGAATCCCTAAGCGATGTTGGATAAGGTAATACCCGTCTAGGTATTCCAGACCTGGCTCTTTAGGATAGAGTTTCTTGATACTGTCACAGATCCCACCACCTTTCTGGTTCTCTTTGTTAATTTGTGGAATCTCTCTAAGATCACCGTTGTCTTCTTTTTCGTATTTAAAAGTCTCAGGAACCCATCCGAGAGAGAATAACCATTCCTTAACCTGTTTATGAGACGCTGGATTCCCCGGCTTTCGTCCTTTCTCGACAATAACTGATGGAGTATCTTCTGGCAGTCCTCTCTCGTGGAGAAGATCATACCACTTCCGTCCGTGTTCAGATAGTTCATTATTCTTTTTCCTCAAGACTTTAGGTGGCACACGTTCAGCATACATGATAACTTCTGGAAGTATCTTGACTAACTCATTAGTAGCTTCCTCTTGTAATGCCTGAAGCCTCTCTACACCCTCTATGCAGTACTCAATGTCTAATTTCCAACCATTTTCTTCTTGTAACTTAGCACAATACATTTTGAACTCTAGGTAGTCTAAAATGCCATTTAGAGATTCAGGAGTCTCATAAATCTTTGTTAACTTGTCGAATAATCTTTCCCAAACCTTGAAATTGATCCTGACGTCTTGTTCACACCTCTCGGTTGCTAATTCAATAGGAAGATTTTCCCAATCAGTAATCTTGACTTTTGGGATACCGAACTCTTCGCCGTATTCTTCTAGCCCGTGTTTGTTTCTGTCTGGCTCCAGATACCATGAGAGAGCTAAGGTGTCAGTTATCTTACAGCTGATCTTGATACCTAAGAGTCTCTCTAGGACTGGAATATCCCAACGGGCTATGTTGTGGCCTATGACTCTCTTAGCGTTCTGAAAGAAATCTTTCATTTCATCATAGCTAGAGGTGCTGTAAATATTCTCTCTTTCTTTAGTACACGAGAGTACATAAATCTTGTCGGGATTTATCCCGTCTGCTTCGACATCGAAAACCCAAATGCCTCCATGTAGCATAGCACTCGTCGCATAGGTTT